ATTCTCACCTTTAACTCTACAATTTTTCTTTTACAAATTCTATAGCTTTATCCATTGTTGACCATACATCATTACCATATAGTTGAGTAAATTTTTCTCCTGTAGTCTTACTCATTTCCTTCATTTTATTACAAGTTACTCCACCAATTACATACAAATTTTGTGTTCTATGTGGTTTATAGTCTTTTATATCTGTTACTAAGTAACTTTCTTTTTCTCTCTTATAATATAGTCCTAAAATATCTGCTGATACTTTATCATCTCCAGAATATACTATAGTATGTTTATATCTATTATAATTGTTTTCTTCTGCTGAACTTATATGTTTAGTTATAGCTTCTACTATTGCAGTAGCTAATTTATCAGCTCCTAATACTAAATATTTATTCGCATCTTCACTATCTACAAAGCATACTTCTATTAGCATACTTTTAGCTTTTGTTTTCTTTACTACATATAATCCACTTCCATCTTTTACACCTCTATTTGTGAATCCCAGCTTAGATATATTTTTACAAACGTCTACAGCATCTTGATACTGCTTACCTTTATATGTGTAAACTTCGCATCCTTTGCCACCACCTGCATTGAAATGTATTGATATGAACCAATCTAAATCTTGTCTATTAGCTTGTGCTGTTATCTTAGATAAACATTCTGATTGAGTAGACGCTTTATCTATAGTACAATCGACTACATTATTGCCTAGTTTTTTTAATTTATCTATTACTTTATATCCTACATTCCTAGTTTCTATTGACTCATTTATTTTACCTATAGCTCCACTTCCTGGTCCTGTTTTTGTATGTCCACAATTTATACCTATTTTCATTACTTTTCACCATCCTTCAACTGTTTGTAAGTTTGATTTATACCTATTGATATTCCCCAACAAATTATTCCCTGTAAGACTGCGTTAGGATTAAGCCCTAGCATCCAAATAGAAAATCCGATTCCCAACACAAGTAATATAATTGGAATGTATTTATTATCTAGTTGTTTATATTTTTTACAACCTTTACCTATAATAGAGAGAGCAGCCACTAAAATTAGTAACTGCTCTGGTATAAAACTTATTAAATTATCCATTTTTTATCCTCCTAATTAAAATATTCCTCTTTGAACTGCAAATATAAAGAACCCTACAAGAGTTGTAATCATTGTACCAATTAGCCATTTGAGCATACTTGTAAGTGAGTTTAGATTCTCACACAATGCTTTTAACTCTGCTTTAGACTCTATATTTGCTATCTTTAATTCATCTATTTCTTCTCCATGTTTATTTATTCTTGTTTCATGTCTTTTTAAATCTGCTTCGAAAAGTTCTTCATTCATGTAAGCCTCCTAATTTTTGTATTAAAAAAGAACTAAGTTGAAGGTAACTTAATTCTTTAATGGTTTTATAAATTATTTAAACATATGTCATTTTCTTTTTCTAATTCGTCGATTCTCAAGTCAATTAACTTTATTATAGTTTTATCTTCTTCTACACGGTTTATATAGTAAGTGTCAAAAAATTGAAAGATACTTTTTACTACAATGTAAAAAATAAAAGCAATCAAGGTTGCAAATAAAACCATATAGATAGATGTCCCTATATCTTTATTTTCAAATATAGGTTTTAGCTTGCTATTAATTAGCAAGATTCCCGCAATAGTAGCAAAAATCTTTAAAAATTCAGAAATAAGATTGTGAGTTAGTTTTGCTGATAAAGTATTTTCCTTTGACATAATTTTGAACTCGTATTCATACTTTTTAATTTTTAAATGAAGTATCTTATTTTTATTTGTGTCTATTTTACTCAATTCATCTTCTATGACTTTAAAATTAGCCTTTACATTCATTATTCTTTTACTTTCAAATTCAGTTACCATATCATTGTAACTTTTTATACCCATATTGTAATTTCTCCTTAAATTTTTTATGAATCTTTTAAGAAAATACTACAATATAGAACTTTTAAAATCAATAGAAATTCTGCACTATATAGAATAAATTTATTTAATGCTGATTTTTTCAACATAAAAGAACCTTCTATACAATTGGTTCTACTGGTGTTTCTTCTTTATTTAATAAACCTGTTAACTCTAAATATTGTTCTTCTGCAATTCTGTTTACTGCATAGAATACATCCATCTTGTATTGCAAATCCTCTTTAGTACTATAGTTCTTTTGTTCTATCATTAATTTTAATAAGTTATACATATTAATTCCTCCTATAAATTGTTGTTTAATCTTATATTTTCTATTTCAAAAGCAGTGTTTACTATCTCACTATCTCTATTTTTATTTTCTTCTTTTAACATGCTTAGTTCTTTTTCTAATGCTTGTAATCTTTTTTGTTCATCTGTCAAAATGACTTCTATGTCTTTGATGATTGGTTCTTTTGTAACTGGATTTATAGACTCTATATATTGTTTACTATAGTCTATACTACCAAATTCAACATCCAAAAAGTTTAATTCAGTTATTTCTGACCACTCTTGTATATCTCCCATTGCTTCGCCAGTTTGAAGCCAGATATTACCTGTTTGGTCGTAAATTATTCTATTATTTCTATTCATATTATCACCTCAGTTTTCATTTTTTTATTCAAAAGCATACCATCTTATCGGAGATTTTTGGGAAACATTAAAATAAAGCGAAGTTGTAAAATTCAAGAAAAATGATTTTTCGCTTATCGTTCCAATTTGAGCGTATACACCAGCTCTTCCTGGACCTGTATTTTTATTTGCATTAACAGCATAGGTTTCGGTCAAGTTATTTGCACTATATAAATTACAATCATAATTGCCAAATCCAGAGTTTGTAAAAAAAAGATTTGTTTCTACTAAAATTACACTTGGCCTAAAAGGTAAATTTGTTTCTATTTGTTGTTGTATGCTATTGTTTGCATAAGATATAGTGAGACTTGCAGTTCCTTTTGCCCATCTTTTTCTTTGACTTAACTGATTAGTTAAGTCTGTTATCCTATTTTGCAACTCCTGCACACTGGCATCTGAACTATCAAAACTTATTTTAATTTTCTCTGATAACTCGACTAAGGTATTATTTAAACTTGCATCTATGTTTTTGAGTGCTAAAGTATTTATAATACTTGTTTTACCAGTTTTAAATGTATCTTTAATTTCTATCCATTTATTTGTAACTTCCTCACTCGATGAACCTGCTGGAAGTGGAGTAATGCCTTTACTTATACTTAATTTTTTTTCTACTGTAGCATTATTACTGTCTGTAACAACTATTTTAAGTGTGTGTAGCGCATTATCTTCTAATGTATAGTTAATTGTTTTCTCTGTTGTTAAATCTGTTGTTATAGTTTCTTTTAATGTATCATCTATAAATACTTCTATCTTAGTTAGTAGCGTAGGGTCTGTGTGGTCAGCTTTAAATGTTGCCTGTGTAGAATTATAAGAAGATACTGTTAAAAATGGTAATGCTTGTAGTAATGTTATTTTAGCATAACCATCTGCTTTAGTAGTATTACCTCCAGTAGTCATAACTATATTTTCAAGATAATATTCAGATGTTGGTATATATCCAGGTGGCTTATAACTATCTTTATTTAGTGCGTAACCACTTCCACCACCTCCACATTCATTAGAATAAGAACCAGCACCACCGTACCAACCCCCTCCACCACCTATTCCTATGTTACCATAACCTCCTTTTCCTAATGAACCATGGTATTCTTCTGTGTCGTAACTTGTTCCACCTTGGTATTGAGAACCACCACCACAAAAATCTCTGTCACGACCAACTCCATTAACACCTACATAACCACCACCATGACCAATAGAACGAGCAGAAGCAAAATTATTTTTCATACTTCCTCCACCGCCTGCAACAAGTATGCGTGAAAGCAAACTTTCAGTGTTACCCCAAGTTGCACTAGGATGATAAAGTCTTATATCAGTTGCTCCACCACCGTATTTAGAATAAGCAAAGCTACCAGTAGTAACTTTGCCAGCAGCGCCTGCACCGTTAAAACCACTTCTAGTAAGGCTTGAACCTTCAGAAACTTTCTCATAACCGGATTGACCGACACAAATTTGTAGATTAGTTCTTTTTTTAAATACAATCTCACCTTTTGAATAACCACCTTTTGCACAATCAGTCCAATCGCTTGTATCGACAGCACCACCGCAAGCACCCCAACATTCCAATTTATATTTACCTGGTAATAATGAAACAGCTTGCATACTACCAGTATAATTAAAATCCCATATTGTCTGCATTTAATCACTCTCCTTTCTAAATAGGTAACATATCGTTTTGTATAGATATATTAACCTCGTTGAAATTTTCTATCTTTCTAACAACTTCATCTATTGCCCCTTGCACATTTGTAGCAGTAAGGTTGCTTGTTGCATTATTATAACTTGTTTTCTCTGCTGTTGTTTCTATGCTATCTACACTAGTTTTAACCTCATTTAATGCACTAACAAGATTTGTTTTATCTGTTGTAGTAAGTTGTGTTGTATCTCCTATTTTAGTGTTCAGTTCTGTTTTAACAGTTTCTATGTTGCTTGTTAATTCCGTCTTAGTTGTATCAATTTTAGTGTCTAGGTCCTGTATGTCTTTTAAAGTTGCTAGCACAACAGTTGGGTCTATTTTTAAATTTATACTTGCTGTGTTAGACACAGCTAATATAATTTTAATTAATATTTCCTTCACTGTTCCTGAATCTGGAGCAGGTTTATAAGTTTCTGGATAGCTAGATATTGCGAGAAGTTGGTCTTTAGAGTCAAATACTCCAACCTCTCTGATTGTAAAGCTTCCAGTATCTCCAGTTATAGTCTTTTGTATAACTACCCAATTAGGATTTTTTTCGTCTGCTTGAACATGCTCTAATGTGCTTTCCCACACTACATTTTTGAGTTCTGTTTGAGTTTCTGTTGGAATATATGCACTTCCACCACCATCCCCAACTTTTATTTTTGCAAAATCCACTCTAGTTCCAAGTGCTGTAGCGTTTGCTATAGCCGCTTTGCCTATTTCTGTAAGTAATGTATAATATTGTGCTTGTGCCAATTATATCACCTCCTGTTTAGGGTATAATGTTACCCTTTCAGCACTTTTATTGTTTCCACTAGCTAGTATTATCTCTCCAAAACATTCTATATTTTTAGGTGTATAAGGGTATATAGTAACTGTCTCCCCTGTACTGGTCATTGCTCCTGCATAAAGTCCATTTTCATTAAATAAAATCATTTCAAATTTATGTTCAAGATGTGCAGGTTTTATTTCTTCTATTTTCTTATCTAATTCTAAAATAGTGTTATAACTACAATTATTTGTTATAACACTGAGTGTAAAACTAAATAGATTACTAAACACTTCTACATCAACAGTAGTCTTTGTATAAGCTTCTCCTATAGCTTTTATAACTTCTATAGTAGTTGTACCCTTGCCACGCATTTTCGCTTTTATATTACTTCTTCTATCTTTTATACTTAAATCAAATCTATTTTTAATAGATAAAATATTTTCCCAATAATCAAGTCCCCATGTTGCAGTATCTACAAAAAATTGGTCGAAGGTATCGTCATAAGTTTCTCTAAGTGTTTCTAGTTCTATGTCATAAGCTTCTTGTATTTTACTAGTAATATCATTGTTGTAAAAAGAAGGTAGCTTATCAATTAGTTTCATTAAACCACCTCGCTAAATTCTAGTGTTGTCGCACTTGGTACTTTGTCTTCCTCAAAAGTTATATTTTCAGCTTTATTATTTAATAATAAATTGCTAAAGTCATGTAGACCTTCTGTACTTGCAAGTATTGCACTTACTTTAGTGTAAATTATTTCTTTATTAACATTTATTAAATAGCTATTAATACTCTCTAAGAAGCTTTCTTTTACAAAATCTAATGTATATCCCGTTTCTAATTTTATAGATGCACTTATACTTATATCTAAAACGCTTGGAGTTAAAACGGTTAACGCAGGACCTATTGGCATTTCTTCCTCAATGTGTTGTTTACATCTTTCAATTACTTCTGTGTCAACAGCTTGATTATTTTCTCCAAAGATTAAAACTTTAATTGTTCCTGGACCATCCCATCTTGGATAAATTTTAGCGTTATATACTCCTTCAACTTCTAAAGCCCATGTTTCATAATGTGCCTTATTTCCACTTGTAGCTTGATTTTTCTGTATCTTATAGAATCTTTCTTTCAATTCTTCGTCTGTTTCTATTTCTGTACCACCTTGAAATGCTAAATCATTGTAAATTTTCGCTATACCATTTATTTCGTCTTGTAGCTTAAATTCAGTGTTTGCAGGTATATTATATCTAATTCCAATTTCTAAAGCTTGTATGGGGCTTGTATTTTGTTCGATTTTCAAACTAATTACTATATCTTTAATAACTACGAATAATAACTCATTATAAGATATAATAGTTCCGTTTGGTATGACTGTTCCGACCTTGCCCTCGAATGTCACCTCTCCAGTTGCTTCTGTTCCTAACTTTCTATATACTCCAAACTCATTTACCCGTTTATCAAGAAAATCATCAAAATTATCTTCTATAAAAGCTTTCTTATGAAGGTAGGAAAGTTCTATATAGAATTTTGCAAGCTCTGAATTAACAGGAGATACCATATCACTTAAAAAAGAGCCTTCTCCTTTGTAAACATCTAGGTCTATATTGGATAGGGTTCTATTCTTAACAACATCATAAGTTTGACTACTATACATTAACTTCCACCTCCCCATAAATCGTATTTATAATTATATCTACACTTAGTAAATCATCTGTGAACCTTGTATTTGCAACATTAACATCTAAAATATATGGATTAACTAATAAAGCCTCTTTTATATACCTAGATGCTTCACTTTCTGTAAGTCCTTTACTATATTTCTGCCCTATTAGTTCAGATAATTCAGTTCCATAGCCCCAGCTATAAATTTCATGCTCGTATCTATTAGTTTTAATACACTTATACACCCAAACCTTTATAGCTTCATTGCCTTCAACAATCTTAAAATCTCCATTTTCTAAAATAGGTTTATCCTTTTCAAAATTCCAAGCCACTTCACGAAAGATTGGCAATTCTTCTGTTTTAGGTAAGATATAATCCTCTGGGACACCTATAAAAGGAAATATTGTACTCATTATAAGCTCACCAACTTACTTACAACAGCAAATTTATCACTTATTTTAAACATTATTACTGTGTCATCAAGTTCAAATTTATCAATAAATGGATTTTTAACTTCATGTTTATGCTCTTGATTTGTTTCTGTGTTGAATATTTCTATCTGTCTGTCAAGCATCCAACTATCTATTAAAATATCATTTTTTTCTAATATAATGTTATTTACCTCTATTTTTAAATCTGGTAATTTACTTTTAATTTTTCCAATAAAAAAAGAAGGTTGATTGTGATATTTTCCTTCTTCTCTTATTATCCCTATAAATTCATTGATTGGATTAGCCACTTTATCACCATCCTTTTATAAATATCTTCTGACATGTGTATATGCTTTCCCTTTTCTATATGAGTCAACAGACTGTATTTTCACCACATCACCTGTTTGTGGAGAATGGATTATTTGATTATTTCCAATGTACATCACAACATGGTTGTTACTTCCTCCGCTGACCCTACACAATAAATCTCCTGCTTTCCACTTGCTTCTATCATTCAAATCTACTGGTTTACCTGCTTTGCTTTGTGCGGAAGCAGTACGAGGAATACTTATCCCTATCTTTTTGTAGCACCACTGAGTAAACCCGCTGCAATCGAATGTATTCTCCCCAGTTGCCCCCCAAACATACTTACAACCTAATTTACTTTTTGCTATACTAATTAATTCTTTTGCTTTTCCTGTCGCATTTGTATATCCTGTACCATCTCCAATTATTATTGTTCCTTTTCTTCTTCCAAAATCATTACATTCTTTTTCACTAGACATTAATATGTCTATTCTATACACTCCATTTTTTAAGTCAATCGCTCCGCCTCTATCTGTTACTGTATAAGTTTTACCATCAATTTTAGTTCCAGGACATTTTGCTTGAATTTTTGTTTTAAATTTAAGTTTACTAGGTGCAGCACAAGTATTGTTTGAAGGTACAAGTCTTTTACCATCCATAGCTTGATAGTATCCACCCTCTATGGCATTGTTTGAAGGATAATACGCTGTAAATTCTGCTTTTACTTTTCTTCCATTTAAAGTACCGTCTCCATTCAAACCAGAACTTTCTTCCTTCTGTTCGTCCTGCCCAGCTGTTTTTTCATCCATTATATTTTGAAAATTTAAATCTAAATCTATCTCATAATTTCCGCTGCTGCCCCAATTATGCTTATCTGTGTCTATATAAAATAGCCCTACAAGTCCTGTATGGCTATCCTTAACCTTTACACCTCTGCCAGTTATACAAGTCACATCACCATAGCCTTTTAGGTTGCAAGTCTGCTCTATTCCTTTGAACTCGCTTTCAACATCTACGCTACTATTTTCTTGTTGCTGTATAACCTTTTGCATTATTAATCCAACGTCCTTAAAAATCTCATCATTGACCTTTTCACTAATTTTATTTCCGTATTGGTCTACTACTAATACCTTATTTTTTACATTCTCCATGCTTTCTGAGAAGCTTGTATTTATAAGATTAGAACCTTCTTCAAACATAACATTTAATGTAACAGTTCCTTTTTCAATGACATTAAATTTATCTAAATTAGCTTCTATCATATACTTTTTTTTAGTTGTTTTACTAGCTTCTGTATATGCACTCATTATAGTGTCATATCCAGTTGTACCTATATACATTTTTGTATGTTTTACTCCCGTCTTAGGTATGTTTCCGACTGCAAGTTTATTGTCATTAAATACTTGTTTTGCAATATCTTCAACTAATTTATCTTTAAAGTTGTATGATACTTCACTTTGAGTAAGTAAAAAACCCATGTCTTTAGAAACAAAACTAATACTATTATTACTAGAATCTTTAGACCTATTAATTATCATTCCTCTAAAGAGTTCTTTCTCATCTACATAGAAACAGACTGTACTAGCTATTGGTATATTAATTTGCTGAAAGTTAATATCAGAAGCTGACTGTACTATAGAAAATTCTAATGTCCTTGATGGTGACTTATAATCACCACTCCAAGTTACTTTTTCAACTATATCAGTTATATCATAGATATTACCATTTTTTATGTGTACTTTTAGTTTTATGTTATTACTAATTATAAATCACCTCCAAACTAAGGAATTGTTAACACCCAACCATTTTGCATAATATCTGGATTTTTAATAAGTTTTTTATTTGCATCATAAATTTTCTTCCATAAGTCTCCATTGCCATAATATTTTTTTGCAAGCGACCAAAGGCTATCGCCTTTAACAACTTTATGTGTTTTTTGTTTTCCAGTTTCAAAACCTTTTGTAACTGGTACATTTTTTACCACTTCTATTTTCCCATCTGAGGAATTTATGCTAGGTATCTGTATTCTTTTATACTCTTTTAAGCTTAGTGTAAAGTAAACATCATTTGTGCCATCTTGCTTACCATGTTTGAAATTTTCAATAATGACCTCCATATTTACATCAGTTTCAGTTATTATATACCTTAAAATTAACCCCTGCTCCATCCACCTTTTCAATTTTTTTACACAATCATATGGTTGAGGAAAATCTTTATAATTGCAAAAATGATATTTTTTACTTGGAAAAAAGCTGCTTATCTCTGTTGTTCTAAGTCCTGTACCACCACAGATAATTACTTCTCCGAGCCTTAGTACATTTGTTGTACTTGTATTTATATTTCCGCTTATTTCAAAAGAGGCTGGAAATATCGGGAATCTAAAGGCATCATTCGATTGTCTAAGCCACATTTCCATTAAACGACACCACCCATTTTCGCCATTTGTATTTTTTTTATTAAACTTGATGTTATTCTTTCAATGTCAGCATCTTCTCTTATCACTATTGTTTCAGCAATTTTAGGAATTGTTATATTATAATTTGTGTTTTCTCCTTGCACTTGTCTAAAATTAGGAATATTTTTATTAATCATAGATTTACTTTCTGCATTTGTAAAAACTTTGCTACCACGTGGCATAGATACAAGTTCTGGTCCATGTTCGCCTACAACAGAAAGTCCGCCCGACCAATATTTCGTTCCAGTTGCATTTCCAGCTAGTTTTCCAGCAACCCAACTGACGCCATCGCTTATACCTTTTGCTGCTCCTGTTATTCCATCAACTAAAGGTTTTATATAATCAGACGCTTTTTTAACTATTTTCATAACACTATCAAAAACATTTTTAAAAATTTTACCCATAGATTTTAAGGTATCACCAACATTTTTGAAAATTGGTGCTAATTTAGAAATTAAAGAACTTACAACAGGAGCTACAGTTTTAACAGCAGAAGCAATCCCTGCTAATACAGACGAAGCCACAGAAAGCAGTCCCATAAAAATAGGGCTTAAAGCTCCTATGACTTGACCGATTATTGGGGCAACAGTTGATACAATCGAAGATACAGCTCCAAAAGCTGTTTGAAAAATCGGAACCAAGGTTGGCATTTGTTGCTGTATCCACCCAATCACCATACCTATTCCGGCTGTTATTTTTGTACCTACTTCTAATATTTTAGGGCTAGCTTGGTCTATAAAGCCAATTAAGCCAGTCATAACAGGTTTTAAAGGTTCCAACATACCAAGTCCAATATCTGCAATATTAGATTTTAATTTACCCATTATCGTAGAAAGTAATCCCGAACCACTTTCTGCAAGCTTATTAGCTCCACCATTATACATTGTTTCAAGCTTCTTTTGTACTTCTTTTGGGTCGTCTGTACTGCTTGCCTTAACTCCAAACTCCGTAAGTCTTGCCATTTCTCCAATATTCATGTCCGCAAGTGCTTCCATAGCATCCCCGACGCTCTTGCCTGGATTTAGTGCTGCCATGTCTTCAGCTAATTTTACCATCTGCATAGCATCTTTTGTATTTCCACCCGCTATTTGCAAGGAACGAGTTCCTGCTGATATAACTTCTCCAGTTTCAAATGGCGTCGCATTTGCATTATTTCTTAAATCTTTTAAATAGCTTGCGCTCATTCCGTCAAGTTCTTTGCTAGATTTTCCTTTATTTCCAACTCCCATGAAGTGACGCATACTTATTTGTTGTTGTTCTAGTTCCATACCGCTTTTAACAGCCATACCCGCAGCCCCTATCGCAGCCCCAACAGGAACAATAGTTGATAAGCTAGTAAGTCGATTTTTTATTTTATCAATCATTCCTTTTGTTTCATCTTTTAATTTTATAGCTGGTCTTGCGATAAATTTTCCAAAAGATTTTACGTTCGATTTTATTCTTTCTATCTTTTCAGTCGCTAAATCTTTTATAACAACAGCTTTTACAAGCTTAGTTCGAAGAGGTGCAAGTTTTTGTCTTAAATTCTGTATAGTTCGGTGTGCTGGTGTCGCATCCATTCTTATACGCATACGCTCTCTACTCGCCGAACGCATCTCGTTACGTGTCCGCCTAACTTCATTTTGAAATTGTTTTTGCTCTCTTCTAATCCCTCTCATAGTCGCACTCATGTTATCCTTTAGAGATATAACTGCACTTATATGCCTTCTAGCCATTTTTTACACCTCCAAACACAGCTCCTATCAGCTCAGAAATAAGTTTTATTTTTTCTTCTTCTTCATATAGCATACAAGCGATGCGAAAATTTCTTTCTATTATATTTAAATTAGTCAATTTGTCCAAATCAACACCTTTTTCTAAGTAATGGCTAATCATTTGCATTTCAACATCGCTTTTAATTAGTTTTTTAAGTCTTCAACCTCTTCCACAACACCAAATCCCGCGAATGATGCAGCAATCTTTGCAATATCAGCAATTTCTCCTGTCTCAAACAATACATCGACTATGTCAAGAGGATTATCTTTGCACCCAAACTCTGTATGCAATTTTTCACTCTTTAAATTTGGCTTTTTAACTATCTCATAAACAAAATACTTATCACTTTCGATTGAGTTTTCCATTTCTGTAACATCAATGCATAGCTCTCTATCCGGTTTTGCAATCTCTATATTTCCGCCAAGTGAAGGAATGTATAATTGCTTAGTTTCTTCGCTTTTTTTTGCAAAATATTCTTTTCTTCTTAAAATATCCTCTATTGTTACCATTTCTTTTTTATTATCCATTTTAATCCTCCTATTATATAAAAAGGATAGTAAAAACTATCCTTAAATTTCTTCTATTTCGTCCATCATATCAGAATCATTCGGAGTAAATCCGAAACTCAGTTCTTCCTCAATTTTCCCACCTTTTTCAAATTGTGCCAAAGCTAATTCATTGAACCAAACATTATTAATAGTAACTGTTTCAGCTTGTTTTCCAGGTGTACCAGGGTCTTTTATCTTACTTGTAAGTGTGCTTCGTGGGTCTTCTCCTTTTTTCCAAGCTTCCAATAATTTTTTTTTCCCCCTGGAATACACTTTTCCAAGTTTTATAGTCCCTTCACCACTCAGTGATGTTATTTTAGAATCTTTACTCATTCCGAACTGAATCTCTTCTCTATTCGCTGTAACTTTAGCTTCAAAACTAAGTACCTCAGCAATTAAAGCTCCGTCCCACCAAAGCCTTCCCCACGTACCAGAAATCTGACTACTTCCTACTATATTTTCTTTGCCCATCTATTCACCTTCTTTACATATATATTTTAAATTTCAAATCCTCCATAGCATCAGTAACAGTGATGTTTCCTTCTATAAAAACATAAGAACCTGTATTAGCTTCTTTTATTTGCTGTTCAGTCATTTCGCTATAATCAATTCCTTTTTCCTTTAAATATTTTTCATGCGCTTCTATATCTATCTGTGCATAAGCTTCTTGACTATTATCAAGTACTTCATCGCGCTGCAATTCTTTAAAATAACTGTTTATAGCAGATAAAAACAATATTTTATTATCATATTTATTTGTTACTTTTCCAACATAATTTTCATTCCATGTTTGTAAAATATCATCTTGTATCATATCAATAGCTTCAACTATTTTTATTTTCTTCAAGTCTTCCGTATCTTCTTTGCTTAAAGTTACTAATGAGTTTACACCCCTAGCTATCCTTATCCCATTATTATTTATCAAAATCAACTTTCCTTCATTTACAGCTTCGTCAGGATTTTCAGTTGGTTCTATTTCTGTAACTTCATCCAAAACAAAATATGTGCAGCTTTCTGAAAGTGACACCCCTGCTAAGATACCTGCAATTCTAGCTGTGTATTCTGCTGTTGTATAAGCTTTTTCTCCAACTTTTATACCTGCTGTTGAAAAGTTTATAATTGCCTTCTCGTTAGCATTAGTAACGCTTGGCAACACAGCTTTGTATATCTCTTTTTCCCTTCTAACTGTTTTTATCCAATTAACTATTTTAGTTTTGTCAACTTCTTCACTTATAAAAGGAATAGCTAAATAGTTAAATTTATTCTCCCTTAAAGCTTTCAAAGCATCGTCTAAAGACCTTTCAGAATCAACCGAATCATTAATAACTTCAATAATAACCTTACTAGGTTTTCCTAAAAATGCAAGCCTTATATAATCATAATTTTCTTTTGTAAATTCAGTTTCATTTATATCTGTTAAAAAATCGATAGAATAAGACTTCTTTATAGCTGTTGAATCTTTAAGTATTAAAGCTACAATACCTCTTCGACTTCTAAATTTAACAGTCCTTGAACGTCTTTGAAACTCAATTATCGCACTTGGTAATCCCAAAATAAAACCTCCTTTTTTAAATATTCATTTCAAGCTCTTCCATAAGCTCATATTTGCTTTCGTCTTCTTCTATAATTTCAACTACTTGCAAATTAAATTTGTATTGTAAAACATTCTCATATATTTCTACACTTTTTTCTTCTATAGTCAGTTTGCCCCCATCAATTTCTAAAACACAATCCTGGAACAATACATTTAATTTATCAATCATTTTTAAATTTTCTAGCTCTGTCTTTTCTTTAGAAAAATAATGTATATTAACAAGTAATGTACTATTTGAAAAGCTTGGGTCGCTAGCCATTTCGATAGGAATAATTTGAATAAAAAAAGCAGGTTTTTCAAACCCGCTTCTTATTTCATTTGCGACTATTTTTATATTTAAAGACTTAAGTTTTTCAACTATAGCCTTTTTTACAGAAACAATTTTTAACACTCTTACCACCTCTAAAGATTAAAGGTTTCATCAACCATTTTTTCTATTCTTTTATCGATTTTCGCTCTCTGATGCTCTATCGTCTGTTGCAACATATGTTTCCCTTCAACATAGCCTCCATTTTTTGTTACCCAGCCGTTTTCTATTAAATGTGCGTGTGGAGAATCATTTTTTAAAACACCTGTGAAATTACCATTTTTAGATTGCACTTTAGTTTTCCAATTTTCTTTCATATGCTTAGCTCTCTTATACTTCTTAGGTTTTTTATCCGACTTTGGAGTTCTTGCAATAGCTTCTCCTTTACACTTCCCCAGACTAGTATTCATAAGCTTTTCAGCTTTTTGGGGATATTCTTTTACAATACGCTTAAATAACTTATTAGTATAATCATCTAAGCCATTTGTATTAAAATCTGTACTACTCATTGTAAACACCTTCTTTATAAACAACACAATCAATATTTGTTTCATACTTATTTAATTCTTTTATACTGTTTACATGCTTTATATCATAGATAATATCATTGCAAACTATTCTCATAGCTTCTGTTATATCAGTTCTATATCTTATTTTAAATCTGTAAGAATACTCTATATTTTCTTTATCTAACACATAATTATTACTATTTCTAAGCAACGATTTGTTAGCCCAAAGTTTTTTATACGTAGACCATCCTTTTGTAATTTCTCCTATGTCGTTTTCAATTTCTCCATAAATTTGTATTTCTATTCTCTGAGTTAATTTTCCAACATCCATTTTAGTACCTACTACATATAGAAATTTGAGATATTATACTTTCTAAAACAAATCTAACTTTTTCGCTATTACTTTCTGTTGCACCTCTTTTTTCATATTGCTCTGCAACATACATTTTTACATACAAACTAACAAGCTCAGATTTGTTAGTTTCATTAAAAACTTTTCCTGTTCGATTTTCCAAATCCTCCTCTGCTGCTTTCAGAAAAGACAAAAGCAGATTATCATCTTCTTTATAATCTGCCTCTAATCTCAAATATTCTTTTATTTCTTCTAATGATACAATCATTCAAAACACCTACTTCGCAACTGCACTAGTTTTTTTAACTATCATACCAAAAGCTTTATTACTTATAACATTGCCATCAACTAATGAATAAGTTAAATAATCTGTTTTTCTACTTTTTACATGTTCATCTGTATATAAAGTTACATTCTCATTTATATTTATCGCATAACCTTTCGCTATATTTCCAGCAAGAATCTCGCCATCTGCCATGCTGTCATCCATTTTAACAACCCTGCCAAACATCCTTCCAACTCCGTCACTATTTGCAGCGTCAGGGATAAAAATAGGCTTTCCAGTTGTATCTAATATTTCAGCTAATTGTGTCCATATAGTTGTGCTATTAGCATAAATACAAGCTCCATTGCTCCATTTCTTTAAAACAGACATCAATTTCGTTATATCTGTATAAGCTATCTTGTCAGTATATTCTATTATTTGTGCCTTACTAGCTTCCTTGCTTAAAGCAGTTTTTATTCCAAACGGCTGAGGTTTAAAAGAATCACTTTCCCCTGGTTTTCCTTTTCCATCTACAATCGCTTTCGCCAATGCTGCACCCATTTTTTCAGCCAATAAAGTAGTTATATATGGAACAAATTCATCAATACTCATTTTTTTCAATTTCCACGACACAGTTATATCTTTTGCAAGCTCACAACCTCTTAAGGTTATTTCCTTTAGCTTATAACCATCCTCTTTAACTTCTGTTTCTTCATCATACCACGCAGCATCATCGCCACCATCTTCTTCTGCTATAATCGTCAAATCACCTGCTACAAAAGTTGGAGAAGCATCTCCGAATAACGGATACATGTCACCAATTTCTTTCCATATACCCGAAGCAACAGTTTTAGGAATTAAAATAGTATTATTTTCGCTTGTTTGAACTTCCGCTCTATATGCTGAGTTAATACTATTAAATATCTCCTGTTCTTCTGAATTTAACTGCTTTCCTAACATATCTTTAGCCCAAGCATTTTTATATTGTTCTTGTTTATCCTTAACAGTTGTGTCTTCTATACCTTCTATTTTACCTTTGTTATTAGTTAAATTAAAAATAGTAGGGTCGATTTTGACATTATCCTGCAATGCTTTTAAATTCGCCCTAGCTTTTACATTTCTTTCATATTCTTCGTCTAAAGCTTTTATCCTATTAGCTATTTTTTCAGCTTCTTCAGTATTTTCCTCTCCTGCTCCTTCCTCCCCAACTTCATCATCAAGTAATTTTTGTGCTTCGTCTATCATTTCTTGTCTTTTCTTAAAATATTCTTCTCTAGTCATTTAAACCCCCTAATTTTAATAAGTCCAGCCTTAGCTGAACTCTTTTTTTATTATTATTTTCTTTTTTATTACTATCTTTGTCTATTTTACTTTTTAAAATGTTAGGCATTTTATTGTACTTATCAAAATAATCACTCACACAAGCAGCAACTTCTTTTTTTTCATCAACCTCAAAATTAAAATAATTTGATGCTTCTTTGCCAGTAAACCAAGTCTCTTCTCTCAGCTTTTCTTTTATTTCTTCAATATCAATTCCTTCTCTCAAATTATCTTTATACACATTTAAAATGCCTTCTTCTATCCTGTCTAAATCTTGTGATGCTTTAATTAATTTGTCTGAATTATAAGCACCAAATAAACCCAACCAAGGTTTATGAATCATAAAATAAGCATTTTCGGGGATTACAACTTTATCACCTGCTAATGCTATAACGCTCGCAATACTTGCAGCAATACCATCCACATAAACAGTTTTAAACCCTTCATGTCTTTTTAGCATATTATATATTGCCATGCCCGCAAATACAGACCCACCACCGGAATTAATATAAATATTTAAATCTTTTCCTTGTTCAGTCGCTAAAAAATTTTTTATTGAAAGTGGGTACTGGTCTTCTTCTGTCCAAGCATCCCACTCGTCACAAACAATGTCACCATAGAAATACAATTCGGAACTTGTTTCTGTTGAATTTTTAATTTTTAAAAACTCATTTAAATTATCACTAGCCATTTAATTTACTCACCTTCTTCCACAACAGCAGTATCTAATCGACGAACAGGTTTATCGCCATTTTCTATTGGCGAAAGGTTCATTATTTTACGCCATTCGTTTGGAGTAAGTGACCCCCTATCGACCATCTGAGCTAAATTTAATTTAGTGGACATACTTGCATACTGCAAATTAGAAGCTTCAAAAATTATCTCATTTCCAAAACTTCGTGCTTTTCTAGTAAAAAGTTTTTCAGTATATTGATTAGATAATTGTAATCCAACCGGTTCAATTTCAGACTCATAATAAGCGTTCCATTCGTCCTCACTATACTTGCTTTGAATTATTTTCTCATTTGTATTAAAAAACGAATATAATCTCTGTATCGCTTTATCCATTTGTGCAGCATTAGGAACATAGCTCTCAGCTTTAACCTGTTCAGCGTCGTACTTTGAATCAGTTGCAGCAGCCCCACCAGCTTCTGAGTCTATTTGTAAGTAATTTTTTTCAAACGATTTTACCTCTTTTTTAATATCGTCAGGTCGGAGCGAGGTTTTAAATTTTAATAACCATTTGATTGTGTTGCTACTCTTAATAGCTTTTACTACTCCCTGGTCTGTCGTATTTACAACTTCCATAAGTGGTTCAAGCACTTCGGCTGGAGATGTTCCAAATAAATCTTTTTCATTAAAATCTTTTCTTAAATGAATTATATCCGAATACGGATAAGTAACTATTTTCCCATTTCTAAGAAAAAATTTCAAAAATAAAACTTCATTCTCATAAATAGCTTCAACATTCAAAGCATTAAGAGGATAAATTTGAACTGGTATATTATAATCATCTTTAATAATCACAGCAAAAGCATTACTATTAAGCTCTAATTGAGTAACCATTTTCTCTTGAAGTATTTGCCCACTCATAAATGGATTCGGATTTTCAAGCAAAAATTTAATGTAAGGTTCTGGATTAGTTTTAAATTCAGTCTCATTACTTCTAATATGTTTAGCTGTCATTTTGCCCACTGCTTTGGCTTTTGGTCGTATAATGCTCCTTATAATATCACTTCTATATAAGTTACCATGCCAACTATAAAACCCGTTTCCCGAATCTGAAATAAGTTCCATCATAACTTTTCCAGGAGCTTCTTTATTTTTCTTCTTAGATTTAAATATGTTCATTTTTCACCCCCTTACTTAAATCATGTTTTCATACTCTGCCATTTTTTCTTTTAGAACAACATAGCCTATAATTAAAGTGACACCTCCATCAATTCGTCGTCTTCTGTCCATACCTTTTATTGGCTGTATATTTCCATTTATATCCGTTTTTATTTCCATGTTGCTAAGACACCATTTATCAATAGGGTTATTATTATAAATAACTTTATTAGCTTTTAAATCAGCCCTTAACTCTTTCATGGGGGCTGATAGAGTATAAACTCCTTGCCTAACTTTAATCATTGCATCTTTTCCAAATTCATTCTCATAAGCTAAAAGCAGACTCGAATCTACATGCCAGGGGTCATATCCAATCCAGGGAATATAAATATCATGCTCTTCTTTAATTTCCCTAAACCATAATAAAAGGTCATATGGATTTATTTTATTTCCTTCGCATACCCTTAATAAACCCTGTTTTTCCCACAAATCATATGGTATTTTATCTTCATCAACTTTTTGCTTTAATCGTTCAGACGGAACCCAATACATGGAAAGTGTATAAATATTATCATCATATCTTTTCTTTAATAAAACTTTAGCAGATGCTAGGTCTGTAGTTTCAGCTAAGTCAAAACAACCTATGCCATATCTAAATTCCATTTCATTTACATTAAATTTAGTTTCATTGTTTAACTCATCCCACCTCAACCAAGCAGTCGCAGAGTTTTCTTTCATATTAAAATCTTTCACCATGACTGTAGGCTTAAAACTTGGGTCTGTTTTGGCTTTTTTAACACAATCTCTTAAAAAATCAAATTTTTTTATAGTACCTAAACCTGGATTGGCTTTTATCCAACACTCTTCTCTGTTCCATTCGTCCTTGTCATCTAACTCATAAATAAAAGCTATAAACCTGTCATCATTTATTTTCCCATCTAAGACATTGCAAGCATACTCATATTGTGCGTCAAAAATACCCTCTCTGACAAAACCATTTGTGGTAATACAATTTAAAAGAGGTTGGTTTCTTGAACCCATGGATTGCTTCATTAAATCGTAAATATCTCTATTTTTTATAGCTGCTAATTCATCTATAGTTACCATATGTGAGTTTAACCCATCAAGCCCATTTGAATTACTAGCAAGTGCTTGTATAAAACCATAATTGCCATGAAAATAGAGGTCTGTTTTTCTTTTTTTAACATGCCTAGACAAAACTTTAGATTGCTGTACCATTTTATAACATTCTTTGTACCCTTTTTGTGCCTGTTCATATTTAGTTGCTATATTGTAAATTTCAGGCGAACCTTCATTGTCTGCAACTAACATGAATAATTCATCTGCTGCCAATTCCGTAGTTTTGCCATTTTTACGTCCTCGAATATCTAACACTTCTTGATATTTTCTAAACCTAGTCTCTTTATCAACAAAACCCCACACAGCTTGATGCTTGGCTTTTTGGAATAATTCAAGTTTCAAAGGTTCACCCAACTTACCTTGCGCTTGCTTACAAAAAGTCTCTATAAACTCGATAGGTCTATTAGCAAGCTCTTCATCAAAAACCCAATTTCCTTTTGGATTATATAGGTCTTGGACAAGCTTTTTGTACACCTGCTTAATTCTGCTACAAGCAACTATTTCTCCATTTAATATTTTTTGATAATACTCTTCAATGTAGGTCATTTATTAAGTCTACCTTTTTTTATAAACTTAATAAGTTCGTCCTCTTCTTCCTGTTTCATATCGCTTGGAATAATATCAATTAGTTGCTTCATGACATTAGAATAAAGTTTCATAAAATTTAAATATATCTTAACTTGAAGTCTTTCCCTTTCAAATTCCTGCTTGCCTTGCTTGAAAATTTCAGTCAAACCCTCTTTTGTCAAAATTTCTCTAGTCTCTTCTAAAGATATTTTTAAAAAAGCTGCTTCATTTACTAACCCATCTAAAATTTTAACTTTTTCTTTTTCTAAATCTTTATAGTTTTTCTTTAATCTGCTTACCTCTTGTTTTATCTTTTTTTCTTTCTCTAATTGTTCGTAAATTATTTTAAATAACCCCCCTCCCATTCTGATTTTTTCATGCGGAGGAAAATTGATGTGGGGACATCGGTATTTGAAATCAGCCCCCCAGGGTCGTTTTTAGGGGGGGATATGCTATTTTTTTCTAAATCGAAATCAAATCCCCATTTTCATTAAATTTTAATCCTGCTCTAGTAATGTCTTTCTTACTCTTATGTTTTTTACTATGACAGTCCTTACATAGCAATATTAAATTTTCCTCACCTAAAGCTATATCAGCATCATTTATATTACTAGGAGTTAAAGGTTTTATGTGATGTACTTCTTCTCCTAACTTCCCACACTCAGCACACAAGCCTAGATACTTCTTAACAATTACTTGCCTACAATCCTTCCATGCTTTACTATTATAAAAGCTTTGACTGAACTCTCTAGCCATTACAAAGACATTCCTCAATAACTTCTTTAAGCTTCTCCTCAAATTCTTCCATATTCCAATCTACCTTTAAAACACTTTCATTTTCTTCAACTTCTATTCCATTGAGCCTCTCTATTAATTTATCTATTAAATTTTCTATGTTAGAATTTTCTTTTCTAAGTCTATGTTTACAAGTAGGACTATATTGAACATCACCAAAAACTTTATCTAAGTTGCTAGAAATTTTAGAATCTAATACTGAAATAATCAGTTCAATCTCTTTATTACTTAACTCTATTTCCTTCATAAAAACACCTCTTCTTTTACCGAATATTATTATATACTAAATAAATATAGTTCGTATTTTCCCATTTGAATCCTCTATTTTCTTAGTAAATCAAACATTCAAATTAAATTTTTCCTACTTCTTATATAGTGATTTTGACACCTTAAATAGTAATACACCAAATTTTTAGACATTCAAACAGGCAAATAAAAAAATATCATCTCACAAAATCGTCTAACGATTTACTGTAATGATGATATAGCTCTTTATCTAAACCTAAATATGCCTTCGTTTCTTCTATCGAAGAATGCCCTAGCAATTCTTTAACTGCCACAATATCTTTTCCACTATCAATATATATTTTATAAGCATAAGTTTTACGCATACTATGCGCTGTTATATCATATAATCCAAAATATTCTCCTGCTTCTTTAAGAATTTTACTAATTGCAGCTACTCCAATATAAGGATAATCTTTTTTTCTTGATGGAAACATATACTCATAATCTTTTTTATTTTTTATATATTTTTTTAAAATATGTGTGACTTTTGGTCTTATTTCTACTGTCCTAGGCTTTCTATTTTTTTCTCTTATATTCTTGCTATTTACTTTCTTACCTTCCCAAATAGTAAATTCTTGTCTTTTTAAAGCTTCTTTTACTTCTCTTACTTTTAATTTAACTAAATCTCCTGCTCTATATCCTGTTGTTATACCAAGTATAAAGATTACATAATTTCTATAACTTTTATATCTTAGATAATCTTGGATGTCGAGTACATCTTGTTGCTTTTTTATTGGCTTTGCGGGTCTTTTCACCTTTTACATTTCTTCCCCCCATTTCTTTAGATTTATTAAACCTAGGAATAATTTCCATTTATTTTTTTTAGCTCTTTCCATCTTTAGATAGTTCACATTCTTTATCGATTATACAACTTATATCTTCCCATATAATATAACAACTCCTTTCAATATTAAGTATAAAAAAAGACTAGATTATTAAATCTAGCCTTTCATAAAATAAGTTTATTCATTAAAATAATTTTCATGCTCCATAATTCAGTTGTATCAAAAATCTAATAAATTATAATTTTATATAAACTTTTCTATTTTATTTCTTCAATTTCAATTATATTACTATAAGGAATCAATACTTCTCTTTTTAAATATGCAATTAGTTCTGATTTTGAGTCTTTTTTGAAATAATCTTCATGTATTACACTAAGAGCATTTTCTACCAATTCATTTCTTATTAAATCTTTTTTAGTATAATCTTTCTTGTATTCCTCAATATTGTCATAAAAAGTATACCACTCTAACTCTTCTAATCTAACTTTGAACTTTACAGAATAGCATTTATTATGTATATTATTTTTCCATTTTTCAGATATATTTTTGTTATTAAATGCTTTGCTTAAATTACATAATATCTCTGGTTTTTCATGCACTCTACCACCATATGATTTAAAATCTCTAACATAAAAAAAAGCATTTATATTATAATCATCATATAACTTTAAATACAATAATCTTATAACTTCTTTACTTTCTTTATAATCTCTTATAGAAAATACTTGTTCATCAATAAAAATTAGATAGTTATATACATCAAAAACAATATTAAAACTCTTTAAATATTTACTTAATGGAGTTTCTAAAGTTATAGCCTGTATTAAATTAATTAGACCATATTTTTTTATAGAATTACAATCATCATCATTTGTTGTAATGTGTATAAGAATAATGTCTATGTCTTCTAGTTTTAAATTATTAAATTTTATTTTTTTTATAAACTCTATTTCTTCTATAAATTTTTTAAATTTATATTTTGATGGATTCTTTCTTATATACAAGTCTATATAATCTCTATCAACCTCTAAATATTCACTTAAAAATTTATATGCTCCATTTATACTAGTTATATCATACAACATGATAAAACATACCTCCTTTTATCTAATAATACCAATCATTATAAAGAATGTATATATTGTACTAAAACTTCAAAGAAGGAATAAAAAAAGACTAGATTTATAATCTAGCCTAATTAGAGTATGATTAACAACTTCTACTCTACAACTTAGTATACTCATGCTAATATTCTATTCATAGTTAACTACTTAACCCTATCTTCATTATATAACAAGTTAAGTATAAAAAGAGTATACATTTAGTATAATAATCGTATAATTTTAGTATAATTTTTGGTCATAACTCAAACACTTTTTTTACACTTTTAGTATAATCACTACATAAAACCCAACTTAATAGGTATAATGGTAATTTTGTCACTATCCAATGTAATTAACTCAATAAATCTTTTAACTTATTTATAATCTCTATACGCATTTGTTTACATCTTGTAGTAGAAAAACCTATTTTATTAGCTACATAGTTCCATGAATTTTTTTTATTACTAAAGTACCTATGCTTAATTAATGCAATTTCATCTTCATTTAGTAATAATATTGCATTATCAATTTTTTCTATAAAAATCTCTTTCACTTTTATATACCTCTTTATTTTTTCAACTTCTTTTTCTTTTTTTAGAACTTCACTTTCAACCAAATTAGAAATATTATAAGTAGTTCCAGACTTTTCTCCATATCCTATAGAGCAACAACCCATATATAAATTTTCTTTTTCTTCTATTTCTAAGTTCAAATTTTTTATTTCTGTTTTTACTCTGTTATAACTATATAATTTATTCTCTGCCTTTTTAAACGACTCACTTTTTAAATCACTCATAACACCACTCCATTCAATTATTATTTTGTGAAACCTTTTAGTTTTCCATCTTTTATGATAAATCCACATTTTAAGACTTTAAAAATACTATATGCTTCACTCAATGTTATCTCTTCTATATCTCTAATCTTAATATCTCTCATAATAAACTTCCCCTTATAATTGATTTTTTTAAGAATATAGGATATACTATACTTGTCGAGGGTATAGTGTATTCCATACACTTAAGGTGTTTTCTTAAGAAAACATCTTTTTTATTTGCAAACATATTCTAACATCTTCTTTACAGTTCCAAAGGATAAAATTTGTTCTTCTACAGGCAAAAACTCTTCTTTATATTGTGTTTGTAAAATATATATTAATGTTTCGTTCACAACAATAAAAATCTCATATTTTTTTATATCATACATTTTGCCTACATTTGTATAAGACAGTTTTGGTACATCATTAAAGATAAAATCATCTAATAAATGAGCTTTTGCTAAAGCTATAAATTCTTCTGAAAATCCTAGTTCATATAATTCTTTTATATTTAAATCTAAAGTCATATTTACACCCCTTTTACCATCTGAATATTACTTGAAAACTTAAACTATACAATATTAATGACTCTGGATATTCAACTATATCTATTATTTCATCTACTGGGATATATAATTTAAAATTATTCAATCCATATATCTCTACTTCATCATGATTCATAATAATACTACTCAATTTTATGCTACTTATTATAGGTATGTTTTTCACATTTATATGAAAAACTATTTCAACATCTTCAAGTCTGCTCAATTTTGATATTAACTTTTTAAGCTTCATAATTAACACTTCCTAGATTTTGTTTTATTATTTTCCTAGCTCTGTATAGATGACAATTTATACTCTTAAGAGATATTCCTAAGATTCTTTCTATTTCACGCCCTTCATATCCATCTACACGTAAACTAATCACCTTTCTTTGCATATCGGTTTGATATACAATATCTTTTTTCACTTTATTTTTAAGTTCTCTCGTTATCTCTTTAGATATAACTTGTGATTCTATATCATCCTCATTATTGTCTATAAGTGTTATAAGCTCAATTTGTTCATCTTTACTAATAAAATTGTTTAAAGATATACTTTTGTTGAGAGTTCTATGTTTTTTTCTATTTCCACTATTTAATAATGATAACATGGATAATTTTATAGCTTTTTTAAAATATGCTTTAGGATGCAATTTACCTTTAGTGTGACTATAGTTACTTAACGCTTTCCATAGTGCTATTCTCGCGACCTGAATTAAATCGTTATAATCAAAACCGCCTTGTAATAAATTTACATACTTATTTGCATTTATTTGTATATCTTTATCAAATATTTTTAATAATGACTCAAAAGCTGATTCATTCCCATCTTTACTTTTGTCTATTAACTCCATTAGTTCTACTTCATACATTGATATTTACCTCCTTATATTATTTTTGCCATAGTACATTTTTTAAAAGTTAATCTACATCCAACATACCAATATGGAGTATATCTAGCCTCTCCATCTCTATTTTTAGCTACTATTATTTCAGTTAACTTTACACCTAAACTTTTTTCCCTTTTTCTAAGTGCTTCTATGTCTTCAATACCAATTAATTTGCAATACTCTAGAGCTTCTTTTTCTGTAGGTCTATGCAGATAAACAACATTGTTACTATCCATATAAATTTGCTTACTACTACGCATAGGTCGGTCACCCTTTGGTCTTTCGTCTCTCATTTCATCATTCAATTGTGCTAATTGAATAACTGGTATGTTAAAATCTAACGTTATCTTTTTCATTTCTCTTGATAACTCAGCAAACTTAGCCTCTCCTACCTCTTTACCTTCATAATCTAAAATTTGTAAGTAATCAACTATAACTAAATCTGGTTTTAATCTTTTTATTTCTCTCTTAATTCCAGATATGGTATTTACAGTATCATTTATATCCAAAATTTCGTCTTGGTTTAGAATACCTAGAGCATTTATATAATCAATCATTTCTTTTTCATTTAAATCTCTGTTCTTCATTTTTACAATTGGTATTCCAGTTAGTGAGGATATATTTCTAAATAAAATTTGTATATCACTCATTTCTCCACTTATAAATAAAACTTTTTTCCCTTGAAAAATAACGTTTCTTAGTATCTGTAGTGCAAGAGCTGTTTTCCCTCCTCCACTCTTAGCTGCTATAGTAGTTAATTCTCCTTGGTATAGTCCACCTATAGTTTCATCTAAAACTTCTATTCCTATTTCTATACCTTCTTCTACTCCATCAGATATATAGTCGAACGCCCTGGTTGTTATAGCTGATATACTAGTATCTTTTTTAATCAGTTTTTTATCTATCTTATTTATGTCTTGCTCTAATTGATATATCAATGTATTATCATCTATTTCACCAAGTTTAAATTTATTAAATTTGTCTATTATATTTCTATTTTTATATTTGTCTAACACAATATTTGCATGATATAAAGCATTTGATAGACTTGGGACTACATTTGATAAACTAGTTATATAACTTATACCTCCAACACGATTTAAGTGACCTTTATGTTTTACCTCTTCTGTCAATGTAATTAAATCAATAGGCTCATTTCTTTTATATATCTTTTTCATTGAATCAAATATAATTTTATGTTCCTCATGGTAAAACATATCTTCGGTTAAAATTGGTTCTATTTCTCGTATTGCTGTTGCATCTAACAGTATACTTCCTAAAACAGATTGCTCTGCTTCTGTACTTTTAACTAAATCATTTACACTACTCATATCTTACTCCTCTCCTAAATCATTAAGTCTGTATCATATGGATTATATACTCCATCTTCTTTAGCTTTTTTATTTAATGGATTTTTTTCATTCTTATATTTTAAATATAACTGGTCATACTGCTTTCTGAACTTAGAAGCACTTAAAATATTTGTACACCAGAAACTATCGTTCTGACAAAATTTAATTAACTCTTGAACCTCTTCTAAATTTCTTTTATCCAACCTAAGAATATAATCAAAATCTTTTGCCCAACTTTGTAAATTAGGTGTTTTGGCATTAGGATTATTTTTTCTTATATGTTTAAATAAAAACTCTGCTAGTCGATACTCGTTAGAAGTCTCGACATATAGTTTTTTATTCTTTACATTCTTTACATTCTTGATTGTGGTTGACCCCTGGTTGACTACTGGTTGACTAGTTGGTTGCTTTGACTCCACATCTTGATACAACCCCCAGTTTATAATAGTTACAAGAGTATAGCCATTGGTTGATTCGTTGGTTGAAAAATTAGTCTTTTTAAAAAACTGTAATGCACTTCTAACCATTTGTTCAGAAACATCTTTCCCACATTTTTCTGCTAAACTACTTCTAGAAGTAATAAATTGACCTGGTAATATTTTAACTTTTTTCCCTGTGTTTAAAGTTATAACCGTTTCTTTATGACTCGCTAATAAAAGCATAGTTATCATTATAACTTTTCTCTCAGCTTTACAAGCTTTCCATGTAGGATTGTCTTTTAATGCTCTGTGTAGTTTTATCCAACCTAGCTCTCCCACTTTGTCACCTACTTCTTAACATTTTAGAATTTGTTGCCAATATTGTCTAAAAACCACTCATCAACTTTATCTCTTAAAATACATATTTTTCTACCTATTGTAAACGCAGGAAATCCTTTTATATGAGTCATTTCATAAGCATTATTTATGCCTATTTCATATTCCTTAGAAAACTCTTTTACAGTCATTATTTTTCTAGATTTTTTAGTTTTAAGATTTACAACTTTTGTTTGCATATTTTCATTAACTTCCATAAAAATACCTCCTATTTCTTAGCAAATTTTAATGCAAATATAGCTTCATATATACCATCTAATTCGTTCATTACATCATTCCAAACTTCTTCTTCCTCTTCGTCAATTACATCATCTTCAACTATATCTATGAAGTCATCTTCTTTTTTTAAATAATCTTTTATTTCTTTATGTAACTTTAGAGCTATACTTGAAAGGTTTTTTATTTTTAATTCTGGTAAGAACATTATCCCCGCCTCTGTGTTTCTTCTAACATGTTCATATCCTAATAGTTTATTGTTATATATAGAAACCATTTTAGCTACTACTGTATTATTTGGGATTCTTTTATCATTTTCATAAGCTCTAATACTTTCTACTGATATACCCAATAACTCTGATGCTTTTTCTTGTGTCAATCTAGCATTTTCCCTACTAATTTGATATATATTTTGGCATTGTTGTAACATTTACTTTCCTCCAATTTTGATATAGAATTAATCAAGGTTGTTTCTTTTAGAAACTTTATCATCTAAAAAAATATCATCCTTATAATATTTCAAAAATGATTTTATTTTCATACTTGTTTTTAGAGAGGGCGTTTTATTTCCCATTTCTATTGAAGTATAATAAGAACGTGATATTCCAAGCTCTTTAGCCATAACTTTATGTGTTAAGTTCTTTTTTATTCTTAATTGCTTTAACTTGCTTCTCATAATATCCCTCCTTTTAATGTTTCTTTTGGAAACCTTATATTTTATATATTAGTTTCTTTTAGCAACTTTGTCAAGTTTTTTTAGAGAAAAAGTTTTTTTTAGAAACATGTAGTTACTTATAGAAACCATTTTGGATATAATCTTACTTATGGAGAGTGATTTAATTGAGTAAATTTTATGAACGACTAGCACAGTTAAGAAAAGAACATAATTTGACTCAAATGGATTTAGCTAAAATTATTAATAAGCAAAGGTCAACTATAGCAGGCTATGAGACAGATAGAAAACAACCTGATTTTGATACTCTTTGTACCTTAGCAAATTACTTTGAAGTTAGCATTGATTATCTTTTAGGATTTACAGAAGATAAAAAAACATATGATAGTACTTTAGAAGATTTAGAAATTGATGATGATGTAAAAAAAATAACTGATATAATATTTAAACTTGATGAAGAAGATAGAGAAGCAGTTTTTAAAATGCTCAATGCTCTAACAAAGAAATATAAATAAAAAATACATTGACTGAATTAGTCAATGTATTTTTTATTTATATTTCTTAATTGGTATACTTTGATAGTACAAATATTAACTCATCTTTCAATTCTCTTATATCTATGACTTCATCCATACGATACTCTACAGGCTCATTATTTTGATTTGGTAAAGAGATTAACTTATCAGAAGAAGTAAGCTTTATGTTACATATCCATAAATTGGAATCAGCTTTATATAATATATTTAACCACTCTTTTTCTTTCTTATAGGTTATATCTTCTTTGCATGATAAATCTCCTAAAATATCTTGTACTATATAAAAAGCTTCTTTTTCCTCAGCACTTATTTGTTGCTGGTCTTCCTTAACAACCTCTATTTTTGTTTCTTCTTTTTGGCATTCTTCAACTTTTCTCATTTTTTCTTTTTCAGTCTTCTCTTTATTTTTTCTTTCAGTTTCCTCTTTAGCTTTTTTATCAATTATCTTCTTTTTCTCTTTTTCGTCTTCATCATCATTACTTTCTAACAATGACTTTAACTTTTCATTCATAAAATCAGTCGCAAACTGTAGAATAGACCTTTTTACAATAGGTCTGAATTTTTCAACAACATTCTGCGTTTTCACACCATTATAAAAATCGTTTATTATAAATCGTACAAATTCATCAGATGGATTCTCAAGTTGTTCATTTAGTTGCTCTTTTATCAGATTAGTATACTTTGATTCAGATGCTATGTTAAAAACTACATCTACATCAAAAGTTGTTTTTGCGAATTTCTTTAAGTGAGATATTTTATTTTCATCTATATCTAATAAATTTATGGTCATAAATGGTTTTTCATCCATTTTATTTTTTTCTTCCAAATCTGTAAAAAACTTATAAATTATTCCATTTGTAAGTATTGCGAACCTTGCCTCTGTAGCTGTAAAATATCTGAACAATTGTGCATCATGTTTAGTAAGTTTGTCCTTTATATTCTTAGCCTCTATTAGTATGATTGGCTTACCATCATCCAATATCGCATAGTCTACTTTTTCACCTCTTTTAACACCAACATCTGCTACATATTCTGGTATAAATTCTAATGGGTTAAATACATCATATTCTAGTATTTGGAAAAAAGGCATTATTAATGCTGTTTTTGTTGCTTCTTCTGTAGTTAAATTTTCCTTTATCACCTCTATTCTTTTACTAAACTGTTTTATTTTATCTGAAAAATCCACATAATCGCCTCCCCCTAAAATGATTGGATTTATAGTTTGTTATTTTTATTATACAATAATTTCGTTTTAAATAAGAAAAATATGTCAATATATAGTTCTGAATCGTTCGACAAAATAAAATACATTTTTCTTTTGCTATTTCTAATTTCAAAATATACTCTATTAGAATCTGACGCTCCCTTTTAAAGGGGATTGTGAAATAATCTTTATTTCCAATTTAATTATGTGTTCATCAATAGGTCTTCAACCCTGCTTAGAGGTTTTACCTTTTAAAATGTAAAACTCATTTTTATCAACATACACATTTTTTAAATTTGTTTCTATCTGGTCTGAAAATTGTTGTTTAACACCTAAAAAATGATTAGATTTATAGTTTATCCTTTTGAATTGTTTGACAAAATAAAATACATTGACAATGTGCCAATGTATTTTTCATAATTTATTAAAGCTAATAACATGAATCTATCTCATTTATTCTTTTTTTCTGCGACTTTAATTACAAATTTTATAAAATAATCATAATCTTCTTTATTCTTTTTTTTTAATTCATTTATAGAAATTGCTTTTTTTATCTTATTTTTGCACATAAAATCACCCCTATTTTGATTAAAAAATTAAAATTTCTACTTTTAAATAATCTTATGTACATTAGTTATTTATACTTATATATTACCATATTTTACCATATCAGAAATATTCGTACGACGAATATTGTGACTTACTTCGACATATAATAATATTGGGTGACATCTAATGCTAAAACAAGCTAGAAAAAATAAAAACTTAACTCAAAAACAATTAAGTAAAATTGCTAATATTAGTCAAAGTTATATTTCACGCTTAGAACAAGATATTTTTATAAATAGCCCTACTATACGACAAATTATATCATTATCAAAAGCATTAGATATTAGTGCTTATAAATTATCAAATTATTTTATCGACAAAGAAAATGCGTATAATAAAAAAAGATAATTATGTAGTATAATAAATATAATTAATACTGTATAAGAGGTGACAAAGTGGCAACTAAAAGAGCTAATGGCGAGGGGTCTATTGTTAAAAATATAAGAAATGGTGTTCAGATAGGATGGCGTGCTTCTATAAGTATTGGTCGTGATGAAAAAGGCAAACTTATAAGAAAACAATTTACTGGAAAAACACAAAAAGAGGTAAAAGAAAAATTAGATATTTATAGGACAAAGATGCTCTTAGGCTCTATAGTCTCAGCTGATAAAATAACCTTTGAGGATTGGTTTTATACTTGGTTATTTGATTATAGGGCAAAAGATTTAAAACCTAAATCTTTTGAAAGATATGAGGGTATTTATAGAAATTACATAAAAGATACTGAACTTGGGAAAATAAAATTAATAGATTTAAGAGCTACACATATACAAAGATATTACAATAAACTTATGGATGTATATAACAAACCTGCATCAACAATTATAACTCTAAATACAAGATTAAAGCCTTGCCTAACAGAAGCAGAAAAACAAGGTTATATTCAAAAAAATTATTGTAAAATGGTAACACTACCATCTGATAACAAGATAAAAGAGGTACAAATATTAAGTATTACTGACCAAAAAAAATTTATTGATAGCATTGATGGAGATAAGTTTGAAATACTTTTTCTCCTTGCTTTGAGTACAGGTTTAAGACTAGGAGAATTACTTGGTTTGAAATGGAGTGATATTAGTTTTGATGATGAGTCTTTAACTGTTAACAGGACTTTACAACGAGTTACTGAGATAAAGAAAGATGGAACTAGAGAAAAAAAGATTATTGAGCAGTATCCAAAGACTAAAAATTCTATAAGAACAGTTCCCATTCCAAGAAATATTTTAGTTAAATTGAAAAGACATAAAATACAACAAACAGAACAAAGATTATTGTTAGGTGATGCTTATATAAATAATAATTATGTAATTTGCAATGATACAGGTCTTGCTTTAAACAATAATAGACCTGGTAAAATTTTAGATTCTTTGCTAAAAAAATTAAATATACCTAAAATTAAATTTCATGCTCTTAGACATACATATGCAACACGATTATTCGAGGCTGGTGTCCCTCCTAAGACTGTTCAGACGTTAATGGGTCATTATGATATAAGTATAACTATGGATATATATACACACGTTATGCACAATACCAAGCAAGACGCTGTTGATAAAATAAATGATATTTTTTGA